CGGTGCGTGGTCCGCCGGTGATGCCGATGCGCAGCTGCGCCGGGTCGCTGTAGCTGTCGGTGCGAGCGCTCGAGGCAATCCGCTCGACGTGCGGCACGAGCTCGTCGAGCAGCGTGCGGCGGATGCGCCGGGCGAGGTCCATGAGGCCGGTGTGATAGCCGTGTAGGGCGAGCGTCGGGAACTCTGGCGGCGTCGCGTCGACGGGTGCGGCGTCGTGCCGAACTCGGCTGCGCTGCCGGTCATGGCGGCAGGTCATGCGCTCGACGAGGCGCCGGCGAGCGGTGTGCGCGTTCGTCATTCGGTGTCGTCGTCGGGCTGGTCGTCGGGCTGCTTGTCTTGTGGCGGCTGCGGCGGCAGCTGCTGCGGCGGCGGCAGCTGCGGCGGTTGGGGCTCGGGCTCTTTCTCGACGACGCTCGCGAGCAGCTTGAGGGCGCCGGCCTCGGGAATGAGAAACGCTCGGCTGAGGATGCCGACGGCCGCCTCGCGCGGGATCTCGCCAGTGACGACAGCGCGGACCACGTCAACCATGCTCTGCACTTGAGCGCCGTTGAGGGCCGTGTCGGATGCGGGCTGATCGGGTGCGGGGTCGAGCGGGTCGACGCCGCCGGCCGGCAGTGCGTCGGGCTGGCCTCGCTCGAGCTCGTACTTGAGCGCGGCCTCGCGCGCAGCGACGTCGAGCTCGGTGAAGTCGGCACGCTTGGCGAGGCGAACAGCGGCCTCCTCGGGCAGGATGATCTTAGCGTTGGCGAGCGCGACGAGGGCGTCAGCGATGAGCTTGAATGTCTCGGCGGCCTCTTTGTCGGTCGGCTGCCACAGTGCGGGGTAGTCGACGCAAAAGCCCTCGAGCACGTTGCCATCGGTGGGGCCGTCGTCGGTCGACATGAGCACGCGCGTGAGGTGTTCGATCTGCGGCGTGAGGTCTTTGGTGCGTTGGGCCGATACTTGGTCGTACCAGGTGCGGGTGTCGCTCTCGCCGGTCGCGTTCATTCCGGCGGGGCTGCGGCCGAAAAGCACTGTGACGGGCATGTTGGCGGCGCTCGCAACGCGAACCATGAACCGATCGAGCAGCTCGGGAATGCCGGTGAATGGCGTAGCGATACGCTCGAAGCTCTCACGCTCGTCGAGCACGACAGCACGCGCGACGCTGCGGCCGATGTCGAGCCAGCGCATGCGCTGTCGCATCTTTTCCTCGCCGGCCGCGGTGACGAGCTGCATGAGGTTCGTGAGCTTGATGACGGCCTGCGAGGCGTCAGTCATGAGGTGCGCTGCACCTTGCCAGGTCGCGCTAAATGCCTGCATCGCGACAAACACACGCTGCAAGATCGAGTCGTCCCAGTAGAACGCGCTAGAGGTGCCCCACCTCGACGTTGGCACACCGCGAAATTTCAGCAGCCGCGACTCGTGCACGTATGAGTTGGCGAGCGTCGGCCGAGCCGGTCCGGTGCCGAGCGTCGTATACGGCACGCTCGAGGCTATGACCTGATACACCTCTACCTGTCCGTACTGCGGCGCCTCGATGTCGTCGTAGTATTGGGCTGGCTGCAGTTCGGGGCGTCGAAGCACATGCAGGTGCGTCAGCGAGCGCACGTGCTCGAGCTCGAGCGGCTCGTCGAGCTCGCCGCCGTCGTCGACGCCAAGCAGCACAGCGCCGAAACCGTAGAGCCTCGCCCATATCCAAGCCTGCGCGAGCGCCTCGTGTGCCTTGAGCGCCTTGAGCGCGTTGTTGAGGTCCTTAGCCGTGGCCGACGGGTCGGCGACGTCAGCGGCGTCGAGCGAGATGCTAAAGCCTGACCGCAGGGCGTCGAGCGGCAGCTGCTCGACGATGCGCGCGCACAGGTCGTCGCCGGTGTGCATGGCCTCGAGCGTGGAGTCGGAGAGCTGCGGCGGCAGGGTAGGCCGCTGCGCGGTGAGCTTGTCTCGCACGGTGCCGAGCGCGGTTACGAGGTTTTCCCAGCCGTCGAGGTGGAGCATTCAGGGGTCCTAGGGCGCGAGGGCACACGAGCACACGTGCGCACGGTATCACGAGCGCACGTCAGGCGGGCAGGGCCTCGAGGCCGGCGAGGTAGTCGCCCATGCCGCCCTGCATGCACCACCTAATAGCCTGCGTCTGAGCGTCGATGCGGTCGTTGGCGACGCCACGCGGGAACCGGGTGTGTTCGAGCGCCCAGTCGAGGACCCAGGGCGCGAGTGAGGGGTCAGGTAGCCGCACGCTCGAGGACGCGAACACGGGCTGCGTGGCGTACGCCCTCGCGATCTTGCTGCCGTCGGGCTCGATGGCGATGATGCCGGGTACCTCGGCGCGCAGCACTTCGATCACTGCCGGTCCGTTGGCCTTGTCCTCGATGAGCACGGCGCTCGCCTCGGGATAGCGTGCGATGAGCGTGCGCGCAGCGGCGACGGTGCCGAGAAAGTCGAGGTGGTCGCGGATCTCGTCGAGCAAATAGAAGTAGGGCGGCTTGTAGAGCCACACTTGGCCGGCGACATAGCTCGAGGTCTCGTGCGATTTGAATGCGCAGTCGAAGCTGATGACGACCAAGCCGCCCTCGGTGCGTGGCCGCACGAGATAGTAGTTCTTGAACCACTCTGCGCGGTAGATAGCTCCTCCCTCTGGCACCGGGTCTTGTTGATCCTGCGCAGCCCAACCATCGGGACCAAACTCCTTTTTGCGCCGCTCAACCTCGGCCTCGTTCCATCGCGCAGGGCACAGCAGCTCTCCGTCGGTCGTGCGTGGGTCGAGCCATCCGAGCGGCGTTGGCTCGCGTTTGGCGCGCACGCTGTAACGCATCGGAATCGACAGCACGGCATAGCCTTGCTCTTTGGCGATGCCGGCGAGGTCGCGGTCGTGCACTCGCTGCATGATGATCGTCCTCGAGTTGTTGCCAGGCAACACGCGCGAGGCCATCGTTTCAAACCACCACCGTTCACAGCGCGCGAGCGCCGCCGGCGAGTGCGCGTCGAGCGGCTTGATGGCGTCGTCCACCACCTGTCTATGCGCGTGAAAACCTGTCGGAGAGCCGCCGACGCCGAGCGCTTGGCGTATGCCGCCCTTCGTGTTTTGCAACCAGTTGGCGAGCCATCGGCCGCGCACGGGTGCCCACTTGTCACCATACAGATCGCGATACCAGTCAGACTCCCACAGCCCTCGGCAGCGGATGGAATCACGCACGGCGAGCGTGTCGACGTAGGCGCCAAATTGCCACTGACTGCCGGGGTTCCAGGTCCATTCCCAACAGGGCCACATGACGCAAACGGTCGTGCTCTTGCTCGAGCCGGGCGGCACGTTGATCACGAGGCGCGGCAGCTGCCCTCGTGATTGCGCCTCGAGGTGGTCGCACAGCGCGGCGAGGTGCCAGTTGTCGACGAGCTCGGCGTTGGGGACCACGAGCGGCCAAGCCGTCTTGACGAACTCGTGCAGCGTGGCAGGTCGTCGAGCTTGCCTCTTAGCTCGACGCAACTGCTCGACGAGGATGGCCGTTAGTCGGTGTTTCGGATGCGACACATGTTAGACGGGGTCAACCGTTGCGCGCTCCGGGGTCGTTGAATACGACGCGCAGCGAGTAGAGACGGTTAGTGAGGGCGGCGTTGGCCTTGATGAAGACACGCAAGAAGTAGGTGCGGATCTCGGGTGAGATGGCCTCGGTGGTGATAGGCGCCGGCAGCTTGCTCGTGGTGGCAAACGTCGCGTTATACGTGGCCTGCGGCAGCGTCGTCACTACGCGGAAAATGCTCGGCGCGCTCGACGCGAGGTCATGGTCGCGCTCGGCGCAAAACACTGTGATCGAGTTAGCGTGTGCGCTGTCCGGCGCTTGCCACAGAGCCTCGATGGACCATTCGATGCATCCACGCGGCAGCACCTCGAGCGGGTACTCGAGGACGAGGTCGTCAGTAGCGCCGGCGTAGAGATAGCCGTTGATGATGTTGTAACAGTTGTAAAACGAGGTGTTGGAGATGATGACGCCCTCGCACAACGGCAGGATGCGCTGGCGCTCTGGCTGCGGGTCGGGCGCGAACTCGTCATAAATGATGTCATAGTCCGCTTGGATGCGGACGGGGTTGTTTTTGAACACGGCCGGTCCGTTGAAGGTGGAGGTGCCGGCGACGGTCAGAAACCCGGTATCCGTGATGTTATCGCAGACAATGCCGTTGGCGGTGAGCTGGCCGGTGCCGGTGATCGTGACAGGGCCGTCGAAGGTTGCAGTCACGCCGGGGCCGGTGCCGGTGACGTGCAGCGTCGTCGTGTTGAGTGCGGTGAACGCGCCAGCAGACCATGCGTTATCTGCCCAGGCGGAGGCGCTCGCGGCGTGGTAGAGCAGCTCGATTACCTCGTTGGTGGTCGAGCCACGCAGCGCGATCGCGGTCGCCGGTGCGGTGGTGAGCTCGGGTGCCCACTGCGAGCCGTTCCAGCTGGCGTTTTGCACGAGCACGAAGCGGCGCGAGTTAGTCGAGGCGCCGACGTACAGCGCAACGCGTCGCGTGCTCGTGATGGCGAAGCGAAACAGCAGCTTGTAGGTTGCGCTCGCGGTGTCAGCGCTGGTCGTGACGTCGATGACTGGGATGGTGGCCGACGGGTTGGCGGCGTTGATGGCGATGTCGGTGACGGCCTCGCCGAACAGCGCGCGAGCGAAGTAGTCGATCCATTCTCCGCCGGACCACTGCAGCCAGTTGAGCCACTGCGCGGGAACGCGTTCGTTGACAGCCCATCCGGCGGCTTTCTTGCCGCTCGAGGGCTCGGTGTTGGTGCCTGACGTCGAGAAGCGGGGTGTGTTTGCTGTGGGTCGGGTGGCCATGATTTAGCCTTTCAGCGGTCTTTGGGGGGCGGGTCTCCGGCGATGATCTCGCCGAGCTCGGTGAGTGTGTCGAGTGCGGGGCCGGTGCGCTGGTAGCCGAGGCGCGCGAGCTCGGCCTCGAGCTCGTCGTCGGTCATGTCGGCCGGGGCTTTCTCGAGGCGCACGGTTTGGTGCGCTCCGTAGCGCTTCGGGAAACGCCGCTCGAGCAGCCACGCCGCAGCTCGCCAGCTGTCCATGGCTCCCCACTGGACGTGTTGCAGCAGGCTTGCCTCGACGGAGGCCAGGGCGCGGTCGAGCTGCGCCGCAAACTCGACGTAGGGGCGCTCGCCGAGCTCGGCGCGGCGTCGCCAGTCGTAGATCGTTTGGCGGCCGATGCCCTCGATGCGGCACGCGGTCTTGAGCGGCACCCACTGCGCGATCGAGGCGCACAGCCGAGTGACGAGCTCGGCGTTGTAGACGGTGGGGCGGCCTCGGCGGCGCTCGTCGCTCGAGGGTTTCCGTGCACGGCCGTCGGCTGTCTTTCGCGCGCGCGTGTGTACGGATTTGCCGCCGACAGCTGCGCGCGGTTTGCGTTTGGTCTTGGCTGGCATGTTAGGGCTTGGCCGTCGTCGCGCGTCGCGCGGTGGGCTTGCTGCGACCGTAGCCGAGGCACGCGTTGCAGGGCGGCGGCGGCGACACGTCAACCGGCACGTCTTGCAGGTGGCCACGCGTGCACACGCACCGCGCATAGTCGTCGCCGTCTCGAGGCGGCAGCTCGGCCATGATGCGCCAGCCGGGTCGGTGCGTGCGACGGTGAGCGCGCGAGGTCATGGCTGAGGCTTTCTCAGCGTGCGCGGCGCGGCCTCGATGAGCGCGCAGCGCAAGCGTGTCTGCATCTCGGCGCTGCGGCGGCACACGTAGCCGAGGCATATGGCCGCCGAGGCGTCGGGGCCGGGTACGTGCTCGATGAGCCGAAACTCGACGCAGATGCGGCCGGCGGTGATCTGCTCGAGGCGCCGCTGCTCGAGCCTCGGGATGTTGGCGGTGCCGAACAGCGGCCGGCGCCATTCGCGAGCCTGCAGCTCGAGCACAGCGGCGAGCGGTGCGCCGGCGTCGAGCCAGCTGTCACGCCACAGGGCGACCGATTGCGCGAGCGAGATGATGGTGCCGATGGCGCCGCCATACGGGGCCTCGAGCACGAGGCCGGCCGGTCGCTTGAGGCGGCGGGCGATGCCGACGACCTGCTCGACAACGTTGCGGCGGTCGGCGGTGCGAGCCGTCCGCACGTCGCCGAACGCGTCGAGCTCGCCGGCGTTGTAGATGGCATATCCGGCGCCGTGCGCCGTGTCGACGCACAGCAGCACGGCGTCGAGCGGCTGCAGCGTCTGCACGAACGGCCCAGGCTTGCGGCGACGTAGCCGCAGGAACTGCCAGGGCTTGCGGATCGGTAGTGTCGGTCGGGTCATGGGGGTCAAGGCTTAGGCGGGGCGTGAGGTGCCACGAAGCAGCCGCAGGGCTCGCACACGCTGAGCGTGCCTCGAGCGTCGAGGGTCTTGACGGTGACCCACAGCGGGCGTTTGCAGCGAGGACAGATGCGGTCGAGGTCCGGGCATGCGTGGCCGAGCTCGAGCAGCACGCGACGCCCTCGGCACAAGCAGCGTCCGCACAGCGTCGGCCGGGTCATGCATGGCGCTTGGCCTTGCCGTTGCGCGCAGCAGCAGGGATCGGCGGCGGAGCGGCCGGCGGTTGGCCGGGCAGCCGTGTGATCGTGTAGTGGGTCGCGGTGCTGAGCAGGTCTCTAAGCGGCGCGAGCTCGGCGGTGACGTCGAGCATGGTGCGCGACATGCGTGTGGTGATGATCGTGCGCCGGCGGCGCTTGCGCTGGTCGACGATGACGGCGAGCGCTTCCATGAGCAGCGCTTGGCTCTTGGGGTTGAACAGCCGCTCGAGCCGGTCGACGACGAGCAGCGGCGCTCGGCGGTAGCGCTGCCAGTCGTCGGAGTCCTCGCCATACAGGGCCGAGTAGGGGCCGATGAGGTCGCACGCGGAC